TACGGCGGTTATCCTGGACAACCGGCCAGAGAATACGAGTCTGACGACCGATTACCACCGTCTTGCTACGGTTCTCGATATTGGCAATAAATTGGCGACCCTGGGGGCTACTGCCTCGAGTTTTACGCCCAGCTCTCTCATAAACCACGCCCGCTGGGTTACGTTGAGCTAGGAATATTGTGCGCTCTTTGACGTTATTTCCGCGTTGTCGCACGGTGCCTATTTTGGTACCTATGCCCATTTTGATAGCGGTAGGACTAAAACCTAAACGTTCGCCCCACTCTCCAATTCCCGTATCGTCCCAGCCGCTCATAGGGCTAGTCGTAGGTGATAAAGAGCGAGCTTGTCCTACTAGAGGTTTTACCTCCTGATAAATTTCCTGGTTTACCGCTTTTAAGGTTTCACGATCAAAACGTCGGAGCAGAGCCACCGTATCATTGACGCCCTCGACGGTTGCCTCGACTCGCATTCCGTACCGCCTCCGTCCGTCTATTCAGTACCTTGATAATCGCGGCGTACATTTCGGGGCTGCACTCCGCTAACTCTCTTGGGCTAATTCCTGTCTCTACTGCTACTGCCGCTATTTGGTAGGTGAGCGTCCGCTCGTCGCTCACCCACCTAAAGGGTCGCTGTCGAGTATCTCCACTTTTTTAAGAGTCTTAAGAAAGTCCTCTCCGAATAGTGGAACCGTCTGCCCTGAGCGTTTGATAGCCTCCCAGCATAGGTAATATACGTCTGTCTGCTTTTGATGTTCTCCCAGAGCTTTGTATATCCCTTGCTTAGCGTATGCCTCAAACGCTACTTCGATAGCCGGGGTTATCTCGTATTCCTCGACGACCCCGGTATCGCGCGTTATTTTTAGTTTTGCCATTGTCTAGCCCCTTGTCTAGTCCTACGCCGTCGTAATGGTTACGTCGGTCGTACAATCGAAAGTAAAGTCGAGCGTTGCTACGTCGCCCTGAGCGCCGTTTACTGGCGTGTAGGCATTGACAAAGCAAGACCCGGAATACTTTGGGTTAGTGCTGGAAGCTGTGCTGCCATTAGGAGCAATCTCAAACGCGGCAGCGGTTCCCTTGAGAGAATCAAGTACGGCGCGGGTTGATCCTGCGGCTATCGCAGCTTGGTCAAGAAATAGTGTCCCGCTAATTTGATGAGCTGCTAGACCTTTAAGGTACTTACGGGAAGCGTCGCCGGAAGCGGTTACGTCGAGTTGCTCGTAGTTAATGTTTAAGCTAATGGATTGTACGACGCTAGACATATCATACGTCCCGAGCTTAAAGTAGCTATTTTGTGCGAAATAAATTGCCACTTATTCCTTCTCTTTCTTTGTGCTAGGGGCAGCCGAGCTAATTTCCTCGATTATGCCGGTTTTGATTAGGTGCGGGACGTCCCACCCCTCTAGCTGTGCGTCGGATACGGTTCCACCCTGACCAACGCCAGCAAGCTCATTTTCGCTGATTACTTTATAGGTTGCCATATTTTTTCTCCCTTACGACCAGCTCGAGATAATCTCGATAGGTAGCTCTATTTGCAAAAGGTTCCCCGACGGCGGCTCGATAATGCCGGGAGCTGAAAAGTTACCGATATGGATAGTTTTAGTTGAAGCGTTGAGTTTGGTCATAAGTTGCACCATAAAAGTTTCAATCGAGTTAAGGTTGCCTTGATTATCAAGTAGGGGCACTAATAGCAGTAACTTAAAACGTGCCGTAGGTTGGATAGCAACCTTTTGATTACTATTTACATAAACGTAAGGATCGTCGGGCATAATAACTACCGAATTAGCGATAGGCGCTTGAGGTGGGAAGCTAAAGACCGACCAGACCGCAGCATTAGCAAGATCAGCGGCTAGGCTACCGCGTAGCGTAGTTATAGGGGCGTCGGGCATTAGCCGGCCATTCCTGCGGGCGCCAGATACGGCGCGAGTATGCCGCGCACCTTAGCGAGCAAGGTATTACCGAGCTGGAAGGGACTAGCGATAAAACCGTCTACCGTAGCGACGGAGTTACCTGGCGCCTGACGCGCTTGCCATAAGGTAACGGCTACGGTAGCGGAGGCCTCGCGTACGGCTGGCACGGTTGCATAGTCGTCAGCGTGAAAAGGCCCTTGTATTTTTCCATAAGGTCTCACTACGTGAAAATCCTCGACGGGTTGATTATTCACGGCGTACTCAAGCGTATAAGTAGTAACCCGAGTAATGGTTTTGTTGCCGTTATAGTGAGCAGCGCAGCCCGAGACGGTAATGGTCTGGCCGACGTTAAACTCGTGTGGGATAGGCGTGGTTAGCGTTGCCACGTTCGCTACTTTTACCTCGTGGCCAGATACCGGGCAATTATTAAACCAAAGAAAAGACTTTATATAGTCCTCGGTCGCTTGGCAGACTTCCTCGACCACCGCGTCGGTGTAAAGGGTGCCTATCCCCAGCAGAGTACGTAGCTCTGCTTTAGTGATATACGTAGCTGCCATTAGGCACCCCTTACGTTACTTGGGCCTAACCCCGCTAGGACTAGGTAGCGGGGCTAGGGGCTTGGTTTGTTATTAGGTGAGGTTGAAGCGACGGAGACCGCCGGAGACTAGCGTTTTGGTAGCTAGGTAACCGTAGATCATTGTCTCAATCTCGCCGGAGGTTACGACGTTAGTTGAGAGTCGGAGGATTGGACTCTCTGCAATATAAATAGCGCTAGGTACGCAAATAAAAGCCGACTCGTCAATAGTCGTAGCCACCATATTAGGATCTACGTAAAGATCGAGACCGAGCACGTTACCGCGCAAGCTCTGAGGGTTCGCATTTCCTCCGCTGTTGTATGGAGATCCTGCGTTATAGATTGGGCGGCCAGTTGTATCGGTTGCACCCATTAGGAGCGACCATTGAGACGTACCTGCGATATAAACGGTAGGTAGCTCTCCGGTTGCTAGGTAAGCCGCTGGGGTCTCGGTTGAGACGTAGCTGATGATACCTGCGCTGCTTGCCGCGACCGCCGTACCTTGAGTACCACCGGAAGTAATCTCAGCGATTACCGCTGCGTCGGTAGCTTTGTTATAGGCGCGGGTCATATTCTCCAACATAGCTTGAAAGAATGAAGGATCCGAGCGCTCTAGGAGTTCTACCGAGTAACGCTGCATACCGGCATACTTTTTAACGGTTGCCTCAACGTATGAGCTGACAATTCCGGTCTCGGAAGGTGCTGCTCCTTCGTTTGTTTCTGCAACGGTTCCATTAGTCGTAATCTTTGGAATTGCGACGGTCATACCGGCGGCAGCTAGTGGACGTGAACCGCCTAGCGCGTCAATCGCTGGACGTGATCCGATTGAGGTATCTACGACCGTCGAGACGTACTGGATAGGCTTAAAAGCTGGGTTAGTGGTAAAGCTATCGTCTGCCGCTGTAAGAGCGCGAGCCGCCTGAGCGTCTGCTGCCTTTACATAGTCGCGGCTCTCGTCATTACCCATAGCTGCTTTAATGGTGTGCTCTAGGTATTGCGCTTTGGTGCGGATTGGGTGGCGTACTTCCATAGTTGTTACGGAGACGCGGGGACGTGAGGCTTCGACCTTTTCGGCTTCGACCTCGACGGCTGGAGTGTCGGGGTTTTCCACGACGGCCTCACTTTCGGTTGGTTGGGTTGGGTTGTCTTGAGTTTCCGGTTCGCTTTCGCTAGCGGCAACGGTAGTTACTTCGGCGCTCTTAAAGGCCGGGGTATGGACAAGGCTGACTTCCTGAAGCTCTGCGCTTTGGACAAAAAGAATATCTCCACGATCTACGGACTTATGGACAAGTACGCCTACGCTCAAGCCGTCGCGTAACGACTCGGAGGCTTCGATAAGTGCGTCATTACCGCGAGAGGTTTCGCTTACCTTAAATTGCGCGTAAATACCGCTCTCGGTTTCCTGCACGTTAATAGCGCGACCTAGTGGCGTTTTTGGATCGTGCTCGAGTAATAACTTAAAGCGCTCATTGGGAATAGCAATAGAACCACGCTCAAAAACGACTTTACCTACGGAGGTAAAACCCGGTTCATTAAACGGGACTATTTTACCGGCAATCACTCGCCGGGTGGAATCTGAAGCCTCGATAGTTCCGCTAAAGGTCAATAATCTCTGCTGTTCCATTAGGGCTTAGGTCCTCCATTTCTCTCGCTTGCTCGATTGTAATAAGTCCTAAGCTCAGCAGCTTCTCGGTTACTTGGAGTCGCGTTAGAGCGTCTGAGCGTAGGAACCCGTCATCTAGTCCAGCGCGTACATAATTTTGATTACTGGTTATATCGTTCATTGAGAGACGGCCCTCGATAGCTTCGATATAAGGCCGGAGAGACATATCTACAAATTGTCGGCGCTCGTCAATAACGTTGGCATACGTTAAAGAGTTATTCATATCAGCGCTTAACATATACGCCGGGATATTGCACATTCGCGCAATCTCTGTTGCTAAGAATTGTAAAAACTCGTTATAGCCCATTTCTTTTGGACTAAAGCTCGTGGTCTTAAAATCTAAAGCTGCGTTTAAGTACCCTACGTTATTTTGTAAACGTGATTGCTTCCACTTTGCCAAAAGACCCACTATTTGATCCTCGGGCAGATCCGCGCCGGTATTTTTAATGTAACCGCTTTGGATAGGTGTACGCGCATTTACACTCGCTGCGTATTGTGCGTCAAGTGCTGCGCGAATAGTTTGACCGCCAACGTTAAGTATGCCGTCGTTTAACGATTGAAAAGTAATAAGGCTACCTAGCCCGTCCATTGGACGCACTCGACCGTCTACGGAGTAACCGATAACCAAAGTAGAGTTCTCGTTATAGCGCGGTGTAACGCGCTCATTAGCAACCCACGCAAAACGCGAAGGCCGGCCCGTGCCGTCTGCGTATTGCTCTAATACTTCCCAATAAGCGACGCCGTAAAAAAATAAACTATCCGCTGTGTAACTCATAGTTACTTGACGTGGTTGGTTGCGGTCGGGTTGCTCTAACCAAAGAGGTGAACCTAATTCCTGGCCGGTGTTTTTACGGTATAAGTGAAAAGGTGTAGTACCAATAATTCCGCATATAAGATCGCGGGCTTTTTTAATACTGGGTACGCCTAGCGCTTCCTGACGTGTAACAAACTTACCCGCAGTAGCAAAATAGTTATAGTTTGTATATTCCGGTAGGGTCATTACCGGCGGTGCATATTGCGCCTCTATTTTGGGTTGCGGGAATAACGCCTCGGCTACCGTGTTGAGTATTCCCACGCGGGGTAGTTTATGGTATAACGCGCCCTTTTGTCCGAATTGCCCCAGCGTGTCTAGGCTACGTAGATAATCGGTTTGCTCTGTGGCGCGGAGGCTTGCCAGCTCACCATAGCCGCACATATTGCCGCGCATATTTCGCCGGAGGATCTACGGCGCACTAACCGCCACCCATTTTCGCTAATTTTGCTTGAGCAGTTATTGACCGCTTCGACCAGGGTGCTCTCGTTTTTATGCCGTAAGACCCGGGCGCTCATCATCTGCGCGAATCGGTGCGCGGCCTCGACTTGGCTCTTACCGGAGCAATCGGCCATAGCCACGCCGGAAGCTGCTAAGTAAGTCGCGGTATTTTGCGCCATATAGCGATCGTAAAGGACTACCCTCGGCCGCCAGCGCTGGACGTGCACGTTAATATCACTAGCAAGCCTTACCTCGTCAAGCGCGTTATTGGAGTTCCACTCTTGCAGTACAAAAAGTTGTGTAAAGTCCCCGACCTTTTGGCCGGCCACGAGTACCGCGTGGCGCTGAGTATGCGATTTATCAAAAGCGAAAAATAGCTCTCCACCTTCAACCAGGGTAATACTCTCGTCGGCGCACTCGTCAAAGGCCCCGGCCTCAAATGGGCTAGCCGTATTGTCGAGCCATTGGCATAAAACCTCGCACCTAAAAGCCATAGGATCATTAGTAGTCGCTAAGTGCTTAAGGGTGTCGAGTTCTAAGTAATGCCCAAGCGCCGGGCAGCTTTCCACCCAGCCTTCCACGTCCATAATCTCCCGGCTGGGGTGGGCGCTCCATTCCAACCAGGCCAAACTCGGCGACGCATTAGAAAGCGCCCTCTCGCGTAAAGAGTTAAGCACCGTTGAGCTTTTGTCTCCGGCATTACTTACGGTAAGTATCTGAGCGTTTTTTCGAGCATTGGTCGTATAGACCGCCGCGTCCCAGGTATCCTGGTCAATAGCGCGTAGCTCGTCTACAAATAGAAGATCCGCGCTCATACCTCGAGCACCGTTAGCGGTCGCAGCTACCACCATAATCTGCGCTCCATTACGGAACATAATCCGCTCGGCCCCGTTGGTCGTATAGGTCGCTAGGTGCTCGGTTTTTAGCTGTGGGGTATTGCGGACTAACCAATCTATCTGGCGCCAGGTAATCAAAGAGAGCTTTCGATTAACGGCCATTAGGATTATGTCCTTTTCGCCAAAAAGGTATATACCGGCCAAAATACGCAAAGCGGCCAAAAAGGTCTTACCCTGTTGGCGACCGCAGATCAAACCCAGTTGCCGGTATTGCCAACGTTCCCCGTTTGTTTTGAGAATCTCGCCGAGTGCATTTTTTTGCCAGGGCATTAACGTAATCCCAATATCCTCCGCAAATTGCAGCGCCTCGGCTACGCGGCTTTGATCGCCTTCTCTTATGAGGCTGTGGATACGTGGCACCGGGCTACCAACTACCGCCCCCACCGGAGCTGAAACATTTTGCACCGGATTTTTGACGATTTCCGATATGTCCGGTTTATTATCATTTGAAATCGGGTCAAATACGGACAACTCGGATAAATCAGAGTTTAC